AAATTCAGGATTTTTGCATGATTTTTTAGGGCAAAATGAGGTGCAGTTATGACTAGAGGTAGAAAACCTAATAAGAGACAGCTATTATCTCTTAATCCAAATCCAAGACCATCAACAGTAAACCCATCACCTGTTGCATGGGATGTAAATGATCCCATGATGCCTGACTGGTTGGATAAACTTGGTCAGAAAAAATGGCATGAACTTCTTACAGGTCTAAAGCCAATGGCTATTCTTTCATCAGTGGATGCTGATGCTATCGCTGTTTACTGTGCGATGTATTCGCAAGTAATCAGATGCCAGTTACAGATTAATGAATCTGGTGGATTCATCCAGGAGGAAGGCCGACCAAAGAAATCAGATCCCGCAGTGGATCAGCTAACCAGTTTATCAGCGCGACTTTCCACCCTTGGGAAATCTCTTGGTCTTTCTCCCATGGCAAGATCAAAGATGGTTTCTGATCCTGTTGTCACTCAGGGAAACTGGATCAAGGATCTTTGTGGTGTGGATATAAATGCAGATTAAGAAACCAAAGAAAAAACCTGCTGCTGCAGATCCATTGATCATTCCATTTATCGAACGAGCCTTGAAACATCACAAGGGTGAATGGTCAGGGAAGAGATTCACGCTTCAAGAATGGCAGAAGGAAATACTGCGTGAAGTGTTTGGGAAAGTGGACAAAGACGGCAACAGGATTATAAGGCAGGTCTATCTTGAAGTGCCAAGGAAAGCGGGCAAAACAACTTTAGCTAGTGCCATAGCATTGTGGCTTTTGATAGAGGGTGAACCAGGTGCAGAGATCTACAGCGCAGCAGCTAGCCGAGAACAAGCCCATATCTGTTTTGATTCAGCTAAAAACATGGTGGAAGCTTGCCCACCCCTAGCTGCAAAGCTCCAACCATTTAAAAATACCATCATCTACCCTGACACAAAATCGTTTTACAAGTCCATCAGTGCAGATGCACATACCGCGCATGGGGGCAACCCTCATGGAATTGTAATTGATGAATTGCATACTCAGAAATCGCGCGAACTTTACGACACTTTGATGACTGGAACACTAGCTAGACGGCAACCATTGTGCGTGATGATCACTACTGCGGGTTCGGATAGAACTAGCTTTTGTCACGATATGCACAGTCAGGCTATGAAATGGTTGGATGGAACTATCCAGGACAAAACATTCTATGCAAAAATCTTTGCTGCTGATATCGATGATGACTGGACATCTGAAGCAACTTGGAAGAAAGCTAACCCTGGTTATGGGATCACAGTTAAGCCAGCTTACTTTCACCAGAAGGTGCAGGAATGCAAAGACAACCCAGCACTTGAAGCAGCTTTCAGACGAGACCATTTAAATCAGTGGATTGAAACCGATGTCCGATGGATCAGTCCGTTGAAGTGGGATGAGTGTGAAATAGCAGCACCCGATATGACTGGCAGGGAATGCTGGGCAGGGCTTGATCTCAGTGCCACCATGGATCTCACAGCACTGACTTTGTTTTTTCCTAGCACTCATGAAGATGAACCGCATTATGTGCTGCCCTTCTACTGGGCACCTGAAGAAGCCGATAAACTGCGGGAGAGGTTGAACCGATTTAGAATTGGTCCATGGGTGAAGTCTAAAAAGATTACAGCGACCGCAGGCAATCGGGTGGACTATCGACAGATCAAACGAGACATCATGGCACTGGGAGAAATCTACAAGATTCAAGAGATCGCTTACGACCCTTGGCACTCTGATCAGATCGTGCATGAACTCAGTGATGACTTCACCATGGTCAAGTTTGGTCAGACCCCTTTGAACCTATCACCACCGACTAAAAAACTAGAGGAATGGATCCTATCTAATCAGATTTCGCACGATGGAAACCCTGTTTTGAGATGGAATCTAGGGAATATCAGTGTGAGTCTTGATGACAATAATAACTACAAGTTGTCAAAAAAGAAATCTCGTGACAAAATAGATGGAATTATAGCTTTGGTTATGGGTCTAGGCAGGTGGATGGTGACAGCAGGGGCTGAAACACACACAGAAAACACAGGAGCAGGGATAGAATTCCTGTAAAATTATGCCATTTAAAGCCCTCAGATCCCTTGTGTCACAAACAATCGGCAAGTGGGGTGGGTATTCAGTTCTTTCTAACTATGGTTCATGGTTTTATTCATCAACATCTACCGCAGGCGCACAGGTAAACCAAGCCACCGCACTCACATCATCCGCAGTTTGGTCTGCTGTCAGGCATATTTCAGAAGGTGTTTCAAGCTTACCACTTATCCTTTATAAAAAAGGTGCTGATGGTGCTAGGGTGTGTGCAGACTTTCATCCCCTTTATTTGATTCTCAAGGATCGAGCTAATCCTGAGATGTCATCAATGATCTTTCGGGAAACTCTCATGGGTCATGTGTTGACCTGGGGAAATGGTTATGCAGAAATCGAACGAGATCCTGACACTGGCAGAGTTGTCGCACTCTGGCCCTTGCGCCCAGACATCATGGAACCAGTGCGTGATAAAAATGGCGATCTGTTCTACCGCTATGGCAGTTTGATCTTTCTTCCTGAGGAAATCTTCCATCTCAAAGGACTTGGTTTTGACGGTGTGAAGGGGTACAGCATTGTTGCACAGGCTAGGGATTCCATTGGGCTTTCGATGGCCCTTGAGAATTTCGGATCTACCTTTTTCGGCAATGGTGCAAAACCTGCAGGGGTGATCAGTGTGCCAGGCAAACTATCAGCAGAAGCATTGCAGAACATGCGGAAGTCTTGGGAGGACATGCACAGTAGCCAAAGGAATGCACATCGAGTTGCTATCCTTCAGAATGGCGTGACCTTCCAATCCATTGGAACTGATCCAGATGATTCCCAGTGGTTGATTTCCAGAGGATTTCAGATCCAAGAAATTGCTCGATGGTTCAAAATACCTTCATCCAAGCTCGGTGATAACGCAAATAAGACCTACTCATCCTTAGAACAAGACAACTTGGCATTCCTTCAGGAAACCCTGAGGCCTTGGATGGTCAGGTGGGAGCAGGAAATACAGCATAAGCTGATTAGCGACATGGATTCCATGTACTGCGAGCATAACAGTGATGCCCTTTTGCGCTCTGATTCTGCAGGCAGGGCAGCATTCTATGCCTCTGCTTTGTCTTGGGGATGGTTATCTAGGAATGAAGTTCGCATGATGGAATCACTTAGCCCATTTGAGGGTGGTGATTCTTACATGACACCCAAAAACATGGACCCAACTTTTGGACCAGGACAAACACCCGCAGCGGTGGATCAGTCCAAGACTCTTGGGAAAATGCCATACGATGAGCCAGGACTAATCCCAGTGCCAATCCCACCACCACAACAAAATCACTTTGGCTTTGCTAAGTTGTTGGAAGCTGCTAGGAAGCAAATCAGAAAAATAGAAGCATCCCACCTAGCTAGAATTTCCAATAAGCCAGGGGAATTCATCCCTGCCTTAGAGAAGTTTTTAGAAGCTCATCAGGAGCGAGTCCAGATTATCCTTGAACCTGTGATGGAATTCCTTAAGCCTGAATCGGGTGGTGGTGTCCGAGCTGCTGCAGATCACTGTGAATGTCTCAAGGCTGAATGGTTGGATCTTGCTGGATCAGCAACACCAAGGAATCTAAAACTTTTGGCCGATGCTAAATTAGTAAACTGGATCGATACCAAAGCTAACTGGGAGAAAACATCATGGTTAAACTAGAAACAAGATTCACCACAGAGTTCCGAGTTGAAGCTGATGGAAAAAAGCTAGTAGGTTATGCTGCTAAGTTCTCGCCTAATCGATCTCAGGATCTCGGTGGATTCATCGAGCAGATCGATGCTAGAGCTTTCACCAGATCATTAGCAGGGAATGCTGATGTCAGGGCACTCATCAACCATGACCAGAACCTAATCCTAGGTAGGTCCACCAGTGGCACTCTTAATCTTTCCGTAGATTCTGAAGGGTTACTAGTAGAGATCACCCCACCAGATACCAGCTATGCAAGGGATCTAATGGTCTCGATGAGCAGAGGAGATGTTACCCAGATGTCATTCGCCTTTGTGACGAAAAAAGATAGCTGGGATAAAGAGGGTGATGCAAACATCAGAACCCTGCTTGATGTAGACCTTCATGATGTGTCTGCAGTTACCTATCCCGCATACCTCAATACTGAAATAGGGCTGAGATCCCTGCAATACTATCAAGAACTAGAGCTGGAAAAGGATCTGGAGATTCAAAGACGGATGAACCAGATCAGAATATTAAAGATTAAATAAAATAGGTATCGCAAAAAGCTTCTGCTACCATGGTTTCATTACTCGCACTGGAGGATGGAACCATGGGTCATGCTGTTTTTATCGTGCTGCACTTTTTAGCATTCATGTGTGGATTCTTTGGGTTGTTTCTAACCATTCCACTGCATGTGATTTATGCAACCATGGCTGAAAAGAATAAGGAACCAGCACCACCGCAAAACATAGGTCATTTAATTGGTTTATGCATTCGGGTGGTTCTGATATTCATTGCAGGGTTTATTGTTTATCTTGTAACTACCCCCATTTATACATTTCTTAAAACTCATATTCGCTAAAAGTGATATCACCTCATCCTCTAGCCCCTAGCTAATCCCTAGGGGCTTTTTTCGTTTCATTCCCTACGATTTGACACATTTACCATCCATGTGAAAATTGGTCAGCCCTGCAGTTTTTACGCATGGTGGCCACCAGAGCATTCTGGATCGGTGCCACTGCGTATGCAGCCACCAAACAATTTTTATAGGGGATTTGAACATGGCTATAGCCGATTTGCGAAAGCTCGCATCTGATCGAGTTGAACTGGTTAACCAATTGGAAGAACTTTCCAAGCGCAACCTAACACCAGAGGAGCAAACCGCATTTGATGGTTTGGTTACTCAGGTTTCTGGAATTGATGAACGAGTCAAAACACTGGAGGATGAAATGTCACAAGACGCTAGCGCAGACGCAGCAGCAGCTCCTGCACCCGCAGCAGCTCAACAGAATTCAGCTAAGCTTGACCTCATCAAAAGGTCTACCCGCAAATCAGCACCCCTTCAAGGTGCAGCCAACTTTGTAACTGACTTAGGTGATAAAAAAGCTTCCAGAAATCGTAGTGATGCGATCCGTGGCTGGATGCTCAAGGGCACCAGGGGATTCAGATCTGAATTCGCCAAGGCAGCTAATGACATTGGGTTTGATTTGAATTCAAACTCGATCAACATTGAAGGCATGTCTGAAGATCGTGCCCAGGGTATTGGTTCCACCAGCATCGGTGGTGCTTTGATTAATCCTACCTTCTACGGCACCCTGACCAGTGCTTTGAAAGATTATAATGGTGTGCGCCAGATCGCTAAGATCTTGCAAACCAGCAATGGTTCTAATATTTCCATGCCATGCTTGGATGACACTAGTAATGCTGGCACCATCATTTCTGAAAATGGTTCGATCACTGAAACAGCTTTAGCTTTCAGTTCCAAAACCTCAACAGTTTATAAGTTCTCTTCTGGCCAGATCCTGACCTCTTACGAACTTTTGCAAGATTCCTTGATCGATGTGGAATCACTTGTTGCAGAGTCCGCAGGGGTAAGAATCGGCCGAGCTGAGGAAGATTTTTTCACAATAGGAACTGGCAGTGGTCAGCCCCAGGGGGTCGTTGTAGGAAGTTATGCAGGGGCCACCTGCGTAGCAACTAACGCAATCACGATCGATGAAGTGCTAGATCTCTTCTTCAGTCTTGATCCAGCTTATAAGCAGTCCACTGGCTGTGCATTCATGTGCCACAGTTCAGTGTTAAGCTCGCTTTCCAAGCTGCGTGGTGCAGATGGTCACCCTGTTTTGTCAAACAACTATAACCAGGCTGATGGCCGAGTGCCGACTATCATGGGTTATCCTGTGGTAATCAATCAGCACATGGCCAGCACCCTTGCTGCAGGCAACAAAGTGTTGCTGTTTGGTGACTTCTCTAGCTACCTTGTGCGTGATGTTGCGGGTGATGGTGGTCTGACGATCATCCGTCAGTCAGAAACCTATGCAACTTCAGGTCAGATTGGCTGGGTCGCTATCCATAGGTCAGGTGGTCTTCTGTTGGCTGCTAACGCAACCGCACAAAACCCACTTAAGCACCTTAAGATGGCGGCTTCTTAATGCTAGTAAAAATATTAAAAAATCTGGTTGGTCTAGGCCGTGGCTTAGCTGTCAACCAGATAACTGATATCCCTGATGATGTCGCTGCTGAGTGGTGCAGGATTGGTTATGCCATCCCTGCATCACCCCCAGTGGTGTTCGAGAAAGCCAATTCCAAAGTTAACCCTGAGGTGAGAGATGCAGCTACTGGGATCGTCACTGGTGGTTTCTCAACCCAGCCAAGAACCAGTAACACTGGCAGAAGCAAAAAGTCATCTAAGGATTGATGGCTCGGATGATGACACCCTCATCGGTTTGTGCATTGGTGCATCTAGGCAATACTTTGAAAACGCTTGCCAGATTCACATTGCATCTAAAACAGTGCAGTTAGCCCTAGACAGTTTCCCAGTGACAGTTCCCAACCTCACTGTGACTTCAAATATCAACTACCCATTCCAAACCAAGTACTATCCCTTTGATGGATGCATCTATCTCACTGGCCCAGTTAGTTCTGTAGAGAGTGTAGCCTACACCGACACAGCAAATGCTGAGCAAGCTTTGGGATCTTATCGGGTGGATTTGATTAGCAGTCCTGCAAGGATCACCACCAGCAATGGGGCAGCATGGCCCACCACCGCAAAGATTACCAATGCAGTCAGAGTTAATTACACCGCAGGTTTTGCTAATGGCGCAGTGCCAAAATTGCTCAAGGCTGGCATCCTATTCTATGTGTCGCACTTGTATGAGAATCGTGAAGCAGTAACTACTGGAAGCCTGACAGAAACCCCTTTAGCAGTTGAATCGATCATCCTTCAGTACTCATCAGGAGTCTACCATTGAGAAGTGGCCCGATGAGACACCGAGTGGAAATCCAAGAGGTTACCAGCTCGCCTGATGCCATGGGTCAACCTACGATCTCATGGGGAACAACGCAATCAGCTTGGGCACAGATCCTCCCTTTAACAGCGCGCGAATTATACTTTACGAAAACAGTCAGGCCAGAAACCACCCACCGGATTACCATGAGGTATTTTGCAGGCTTGACCAGCGCAAACAGGCTCAAGATGGGATCTAGGATTTTTAATATCCTTGGATTGATAAACGAAAACGAGCTAAAAAAAACATGGCTAGTTGATGCAGTGGAGGTGCCATGAGTAAGCTAGACAAATCCATACTTTTTAAAAAAGGTCAAGTCAAGATAGAAGGACTAGATCAGTTAATATCCAAATTCAAGGAATTAACTGGTGGTAAGTCTGATACTAAGCTGGTTTCGGCTATGCGCTATGCTCTGCAACCCCTGCAAAAACAAGTAAAGGCCAACGCACCAAGGCTGAGGTCAAATAAAAATAAAGACGGCAGGACCGGCCTATTAAGAAAAGCAATAGCCGTGAAAGCTAAAAAGTTTGGCAGGGGAAACAAAAAGAAAATACTAGGACTAGTAGGTCCAAAGTTCAGTACATCCATCACATTAAAAAATGGTCTTAAGATTGAGCCATTTCGATATGCTCATCTTGTTGAAAGAGGAGCTGCACCACACAAGGTCAGCCCTAGAGGTAAGGAAAAGCGAAAAAGTTTTGTGGGTCCAATTATGCCTGGCAGATTTAAAAGCTGGATGCATCCAGGAGCAAAAGCAAAACCCTTCATGAAGCCCGCACTGGATGCGGTGGGATCTCAGATCTTTAATCGGTTTGCTGAGAAGATGAAAGAAATTATCTCTAAAATAGGGGTAAAGAAATGATTGAATCTGATTTGTACACCTACATAAATGATCAGGCAACGATCACCAGTCTGGTAGGAACTCGGATCTATCCCGATACCGCACCGCAAAAATGCGATTACCCCTTCATGGTATACAGCAAGATTGACACCACCCGAGAAATGCATCTTAGAGGTGCAACTGGGGTCTGTGTCGCAAGGTTCCAGATCGACATATATGCACCAAGCCGTATGATTTGCGAATCCATCATTGAACAAGTTAGACTTAGATTTAATGGTTTCCAAGGAAACTGGGGCACCACTTTTATCCATCAGGTCAGATTAGAATCTGAATCGAATGGATGGGATATTGAATCAGGAAAAGATACTGGGATTCATACTGCGAGTGTGGATCTAGTTATTGTGTTTACGGAAGCAACAACCGACTTTTTTGGAGGCTAAGCCATGGCAGTTCAATCAACTTATGGGGTAACTCTTACAGCAGGTTCTGCTGTGGCTGAAGTGATTTCCATCACTCCACCTGTGTCAAAAATTGGATCGATTCAGACTACCAATCTTTCAAGTACAAATCATGCTCATACATTTATTGCAGGGTTTGAAGATGGTGGGGAAATGACTTTTGAAGTCAATCTAGACGGTTCAAATTTTACAGCCTTAAATGGAATCGCAGTGGCTAGAACTGCATCCAATTTTGTCATCGCCATTCCTGCACCGATTTCTCTTTCGATTACTGTTAATGGATTCATCACGAGCAGGGGCATTAGTTCCATTGCTGTTGGTGACGATTTAATTAAGGCAACTTTCACTGTTAAGGTCTCGGGTATTTGTTACCCAGACTAATAGGAGTCTTTTGTTATGGCTTTATCGAGATCACAGATCCTTGCGAAAAAAGACAACTTGCCCAGGCAAGAGGTTTTGGTACCCGAGTGGGAAGGATCTGTCTGGGTCAGAAGTCTGACTGTTGGTGAACGAGACAGCATCGATAACGAATTCAACGCAGCACGAGTCAAAGGGAAAACCCCTGACAACCTTAGGGCACGGATGCTCATCAAGGGGTGCTGCGATGAATTAGGAAAACCGCTATTCACAGAAGCCGATATCGCAGAAGTGAATGTGTTACCTGCAACGATCTTGGAAAAGATATTTGATGCGATCTTGAAGATCAATCGCATTGGCGCAGGTGCAACTGAGGAAGCGGAAAAAAACTAAGGGAAAGCCCATCTAGATTATTTTTATTTAGATTGGCTGGTCATTTAAAAAAGATGGTGTCAGAGATCGAGCAAGAGATGAGCCACTCTGAACTCATGGAGTGGGTGGCTTTCTCCCGCATCGAACCCATAGGGGATGCAAGGTTAGATTTCTTAGCTGGATCCGTTCAGCATACTCAAGTGGCTTGCACCAGCACCAGCAAACACAAGCTATCTGATTTTATTCCTGACTGGTTAGGTGAGAGAGCAGAGCAGAAACAAACCCCAGCACAGTTGGCAGCAATGTTAGGTGGGTTAGTTACCAAAAAAAGGACTTAGACATGGCAGATACATCTTTAGGACGAGCCAGTCTAAGTGTTACAGCAGACCTATCCAGTTTCACATCTGCGATGGATTCAGCAGCATCAAAAACCAGTGGATTCAATAAGGCTAATAATCTAGCAGCGGATTCCACTAGAAAATTGATGGATGCTACCGATAAAGCTAACAAAATTAATGCAGGTGGTGGGCAAAAATCTAAGGGTGCATCATCCAGTGGTGGTATGAAAATCACCGATATGCTAGGCATAGGATTCTTCACTAGTGCATTCAGCAAGATCTTTGATGGGGCAATCAATCTGGTAACTAAGATCACATCCTCTGTGATTGATTTAGGGGCCAAGGTTATTGAATCAGGCAGTAAGTTTCAGGAACTGGATCATCGATTAAAAGCCATGACCGGATTCAAGGGAATAGCCAAAGGTTTGCAAGACATCATGAAGACTGGCCCCAGTGCCAGCTTTACTGCTTTGGGTGAAGCAGCTACTCGATTAGCTGGGATGAAGTTTCGACCAGATGCGATTGCTGGACTCATCAAAGATTTTAATAGGTTGGGTGTTGCGCTAGGGAATCCCGAAAAGATCGTAGCACTGATCACAGATAAGATCGCAGATATGGCAACCAATGGTGGTGCTGATATGGCATCCTTGGGGAAACTGGCAGACGAGCAGATCCCAGTGTTTGAAGCCCTGGCTAAACGCATGGGAGTCAGCATTGATGAAGCCAAGCGCAGAGTGGCAGCGGGTTTGGTTACAGTAGCAGAAGCGACTCAGGCTATTGCTGATGCAGCTAATATGCCACAGATCGCAGCAGCAGCAGCAGAATCTGCGAATAGTTTTAGTGGAATATGGTCAAGAGTTGCCAACAACATAGAAGTAGTCTTTCAAAATGTAGGAGCTAGCATTTTAAAGGGTTTTGGTCTGGTAACGATGGGAGAAACCATCACAGAATTCTTTAAAGAAATCGAAATTAAAATTTTAGACCTTGCCCCCATGCTGGAAAAAATTGGGGAGTTTGCTGCTGATGTTACCAAAATGATCATGGATGAAATATCAAGCTTTTTATCAGGATGGAAAACCTTTACCGATGATACCAGTGCAGAGACTATGCTTTCATCGATGAGCAACATGTCTAGGGAACTGGTTGACCTCCTAAGAGAAGTGGTAAAGGCAATTATAAGTGCTTCAGTTGAAGCTGCAAAAGCTGCAAAAAATATAAGCTGGTGGACTAATATAGATTTGATTAATAATCCTGTGGCAGACCTTTTCAAGCAAATTGTAGTTTCAACAGGCGAATTTGTTCTGAATGTGGGTGAGTGGTCCGATGGAATAGAGACCATTGGTGGTGCTGCAAATAACGCAGCGGATGGAGTAAATAACCTAGCGAATGCTTTCGATCTAGCAGCGCAAAATGCCCAGAATTTAGCAGATACTGACATGAGTGGTGCTGGTGGTGGTTTTGGTCCAGATGATATTAATGACATGATGCAACCTGCATCTAATGGTGGTGGCACTTGGCTAACTGCATTAGAAGAAGAGATGCAATCAGCCGAAATGGAGCTAGCAGACTTTGATAAGCAGTGGCAGAAACTGCATGATGAAGTCCAAAAGCCTATCCATGTGGGGGAAGCAGGGTGGAAGAAGTTTTTTGCCGATAACATCACACCCATGCAGCAGTATGAAAGTGAAGTGGCCAAACTAAGGGGCATGATGGATGGATCCAAAGAAGGGGCTATGGCCTTTGCGCTTGGTTCTGCCAATGCTATCAAAAAGCTTAAAGAAGCCACTGGCCTAGGGGGTCCACAGCAATTCGCATCCGCAGTTCAAGCTGGATCGGCTGAAGCTTTCCAAGTCAAAATTGACGAGATGGGAAAAGCTAAAAATGTTCAGGAAGAAATCAGACAACTCATGGAAGCTGCTGCAGAGGTAGAAGCCCAACAGCTACAAGCAGCCAAAGATATTGCTGCAGCGATTGAAGCACTACCCGCACAAATGCCAAGAGCCCAACAAATTGCAGTTGCAGTCAACCCCTAAGGAACTTGCATCATGGCTATTGATCTATTTGAAGAACTATGGGAAGAAAGAAAAGCAACTCTAGATAAGAGCTACCAGAACACCTACACCCGCACCTTTATTGTTCACACCACCACCATCGAGCAAACCGATATCGGCATTTACGATGCGATCTATGGTCATGTCAACTGCCCCCAGATTGGTGATAATTACCCAGGGGATTTTGACACCTATGTTCAAAGTGTAAATATCAGCCCAGAACAAGGTGATGCCCAGACATGGAAATGCTCGATTGAGTATTCATCCAACCCAGACGCATCCTCTAGCAGCTCGGGTGGCAGCACTCCACCACCACAGGTGGAAACGCAGCAAGCAGGGCAACAACCTGCAGACCGAGAAAAGAACCCAACCTTAAGACCCCCAGATTTTAAGGTAAACTTTGTTTCATTCCCTTACATAGTGCCGAACATTAACAACTCTGCGGGTGATCCCTTTGTGCCACCTATTACGGTGGAAAAGTTTAGACCAGTGTTCAGCATTGGTTGCAATGTCAGAGCTATTAATTCCTACACTCTAGCCACCTACATAGGCAAAGTAAACTCCACCAGTGTGACCTTCACCACTGGCACTGGGTGTGTTCTGAGCATCCCAGCTAAAACTGGCAAAATCAAAAACATCAACACCGAACTGTTGCTGGAAGGCAGTCTTCAGTATTGGCGATTAACTTATGAAATCGAAATTAACACCAGCTTAAGCCCAGAGGATGGAACCACAGTTACTGGTTGGGATATGTACCTTTTGGATAGGGGCTATCGGATCAAAAAAGATGATGGCGAGAGGGCACCAATCTTTGAAGGTGGGGTTAAAATCACGCAACCAGCAAGGCTGGATAGTTTTGGCAAAAAGTCTTCACCCTCCACCCCAGATAGATATGTGGTGTTTACTGCTGCCAATGTCTACGGCACCATCAATTATGCAACCTTACCAGGACTAGGATTCTTCTAACATGCCTGACCCAGTAGCATTTGAATTTGAAACAGCTAAGCAACTCCTAAGACTCCTGAAGAAGTCCAAGGATGGAAACTTCTCAGCAGCAATCGATGATACTATCCCTTTGGATCATAGCCCTGCATTCATTTGGGCATATGTTCCTGCCACTATAGCCTGCACCTATGATGCCACAGTCAAAGCTTGGATCATACCTAATGCAGTAACTTGCTATCCAATCAATTCAGGGGTGGATGCAGCGGGCCTGATGCAGTGGGGCAAAAATGATGTGAATGGTTTGGTGACAGGTGGGATTACCTGCACGACCTTCACACCAAAGCTAGGAAGTGAATCCGCACCAAGCATAGGCAAGGGTTTCTACCTAGGCACGATCTTTGGGTATAACGGATCAGAACAGCCAAGGGTGCTGATAGGTTTGCCACCAGGTGTTGGTGGTGTATCTAATGTTCAATGTGTTGGCAATGTGCTTAGAGTCACCTACTCTGGAGGTTCTCAAATATGAGCGATGAAAATTTCAATTGTTATAACTCTGCTTCAAACCCTACTGGAGATGTACCCCCAGTTCATTACAAAGTTTTTATGTGTGACTGGAAAGGTAAGACTCCTAAGGTGTTTTACGGGACATGGCAAATGGTTTCTGCTCCTGATGGAATGTGTACTGACTATCCATTAACTCCAACAGCAGTAGAATTCACGAAAACTACTCCAGATTGTGAAGACAGTGCTTTCTACCAAGCTGCACCTAGACCTTCTCCTCTACCTCAGGTTCCATTTGTGGTGGCGATAATTGATCCTCTTGTTTACGAATACCGAACCCTTTCAGAGCAAGCAAAAGATGGTGTAGCAATATTGGGAGATGCGACAGCAGGACCGACTGGTGATACACCCACAGGAATTAATTGCAGTGCAACAACTTTTACAATGACTGAAAACTTTAATAACATGAATTGCAAATTTACTATTAGCCTTACAGGAATTTCATTTTGATACATGGCTATGGTTTAAAAATTGGAGGTGTTTGCAACAGTGGGTCGAGAAGGTTTTCTCCCATGGGGGTCGCTACGGCTTATGTTACCTTTGATGCTGCTAGTGTATCTACAGTCAGGGAAGACCTGAGCCAGTGGAAAAACAACACCACACAAGGCGATTATCCGCATTATGATAGAGTGCTTGCTGGAAGAACTTATAACGAAAGCCACATTCAAAACACCACTTTCAGCGATTATTATTTTGATATTTCCGAAATTAATAGCTGGGCTGATCGTGGCATAAATTGCTCAGGGTTTCCCCCACTGTGCCAGTACATATTTACAGGACCAAAATTTAAAAACACCCTTGCAGTAATTCCACTCAGCCAGCATAAGAAAGGGGTTGGATTACTTAAGCAGGGCCGACTTACTTACGATTTTTTGAATGCAGATCCAGTAAGCATTTCTTCACCACTTATCGACCCAATAGAATTTTCTGGTGTCTACCCCTACACCCCTGAAGATTTAGAAACTATTAGAGACCCTGCTGGGTGGATGTACAGCAATACCAATGTGGCCGAACCCTATTTAACGCAAACAAACTATGAGGGTAGTGGTAGTGCAATTGACAGAACCACATCCGATTCAACGCAGCAAAATTTCTTGCCATTTGTAAATCCTCTTAGGGTTTATGATTTAAATGAAAACCTAATTGGGGAATTTAACGGACTTGCTTTTGTTTTGTTTTATGGGGAAACCGCATTCAAATTGCCCTTTGATGACTTACCAGAATACACTGGACTAATTCCCACATTTTCACCAAGTGTGCAAACTATCGGGCTTGAGGCAAATATATTTCTAGCAGGGGATGGTTTGCCAAGTCCACGCATTGGCAGGTTACGATGGCATGTAAAAAATGAAGGATCATTCAACGACCCATCCCTAAATTACTTTACATCCATTTTTGAAAAAAACATTTCAATAAGCTACACCATGCCGATGGATTTAAAAGTTAAGCCATCCCAACTTTCAGAAGGCGATCCACTTAGTAAGGCCGTAAAAATTCCCATGAGTAATATTAAAATTACGGTAGGTGCATGATGCCATATGTTGTGAGTGGGTACGCTGATCTACATAAAACGCATGCCACAAAAGTTGGTTATAATGTGTGCGATCCAAACCCGCATGAGTCAAAGGGCTTTGACATCAATTGCAGTTTAGTGTGTACACTAGGGCAACCATTTATCTCTGGGATGGCTTCATTTTTTACCTATCGAGAAGATTGTGACGGCACTTTAATTAACACTCGATTACTTAATCCTAATATGTTTTACATCCCTATTGGTTGCCCTTCTAATTACAATGAAGATAGTCCTTATAATGACACATGGGCTGGCAGCTCAAGCTCCACCACACCGCATGGCACCATTGACGGACACCCAGCAGGATATCGGCTGAAAATGGATGCGGTCATGACTGCCCTATCAGTAGGTCATCTAAGCCTGACGATTACCACCAGCAGGTTAATGCCAGGAAGTTTGACTTATGTTGTCTGTAATTCGATTACGATGGCCATGACTGAGACTTCCGCATCTGTGGCATCCGATGGATATGATGCTAGGTACTATGAGTCTGAATTATTAAGCACTTCTTTTGATCAGGACAACTGTGGTGGAGAAGTAAAGAAAGTAAGAGCCACTGTAGTGTTGATGTCCTATCACTTTGGTTGCGGTATAACCTACACCCCATCCGCAGACAAATGCAATTTACGAACCACCAGAGGGGGTGCTGTTCGTGAGTATTCCTGTTTAGTGGGTTTGGCATCACCTGCAGATGGATCTTCATGGCTTCCTCAGGTTGTGCAGCTAGGGGTTAACCCAGTCAATTGCCATCTAACAGACCGATGTGGTTGCTATTACTGGGATGGGTATCAGATGCACCCATCACACAGCATGCCATCGGATCTAACAATCGTAGGATGCCCGAACGAGCCAGCCCCTTACTCTTCACCACCCAGTACAAAGCAAAGAATTCAAACAGCAATCCTTGGAAGCTCATCCTATGGGTCTTATGAAGTGGTTTTAAAAACTATAGGATTAGGATCAATCTGTGTGGCAGCCAGGCTGATAGGAATGACCACAGGGGCATGGGTAATAGGATCGCTAACGATTGTAAAATCGGTCAACCCTTTTATCATGACGGCAAGTTTTTCAGGACTACTTGCAGGAAATCCAGTCTTTCAATTTTATGGGATGGAGTTTCCCACATCGGTTTTGCAAGACTGCATAAATGCTATTTCTGGCCCTCCTCCAATGGAACCTCACGCTATACGAAATTTAAAAATTTTAGAAGCACCCATGCCAATATCCATTCCACCACAAGAAAGCCCAGCAATAGCCAAGGCCAGAGAAATGGTGAAACGAATATACCAAGTAAAAGCGCAACCCTGCAAAAGTCTTGGGATGGCATTAGAACAAACAGCTTCCTGTGGATGCGGTGGAGCTGTGCTTCATGAATGCTCGACACATGGCCAGTGTAGACAATCCGGCAACGACCCTAAAACAAAACTTTGCTGGCAGTGTTCAGATTATTCAGCTAAGTAAAAGGACTTCCATATGGCATCTCTATTCCCATTTACTTGTTTCCAGCCTGATTTTATTGCAGGTATACATGACTTAGAACACGACACATATAAGCTGGCACTCACAGCAGGAGTGTACGACCCTGAACTAGATGAATATTCAGCAATTCCACTTAACAAAACAACATGGAATAGCACAGATTTCCCTGAGCTGTTTGGAAGTGCTGCTTATCCCGATGGGGGTTATGTACTTGAGAAAACCAACTATGTGGCTAGTGGTGGCAGTTACAGTTTATATGTAAAAAGCCTTAGGTTTGATTGTGCCGAAAGCCAATTCTTTGGGCCGTTCAGATATTTGGTTGTTTACAATCACACAAAAAGTAATCGCTTAGTTGGATACTATGACTACACAGTGGTAAAAGATCTCAGTTCAGGGGAAACATTTTTCGTAAACTTTCATCAAGAAGTTTTGCCAGCTATAAAATTCGCTGCTCTTTCTGAAGCTTTTATTTTTGTTTCTCAGTCCGCTGGTACTCCCGATTATTCTGGGCAAGGTTTAACTTGTATGGATTCACTGAAAGTAAATCTTTACGGACTAGGTGGCGATAAGACCATAACTTTTAGAACTGGATTGGCTGGATTACTGCATTATAACTATGCTCTGGTTGGATCAAATCCAAGTGAACTTAGCATGTTTGGAAGCATTAGCATTGATGGTGTCGATCTTGGCTTAGCCATACCGGACCACAGAAAAATTGGAAACATAGCCGTCACTGCAAACCAAACTGTAGTATTGTTTTTTCGTGGGAATAGTCTTGTTAATTTTCACGCTGAAATGTTTATTGGTGCTGCAGTACCAGCTCCCACTGTAACCAGTATTCTGCCTGCTGCTGGTCCGATTGCAGGTGATACCAACATTACTATTAAAGGTACTGGGTTTGTAGGAGAAACCACCGCTACTGTGGGTGGGGTTGCGGTTACTGATATTGCTGTTGTGAACTGTACAACAATTACAGCTAAAACAGCAGCGCACAGTGCAGATATAGTTAGTGTGCTAGTAACAACACCTACTGGCACCAATGCTGCAAACACCTTGTTTACCTATGCTGCTGTTCCAACTGTAAGTAGTCTTTCACCTGCTACTGGTTCTACCTATGGTGGCACCGCCATTACCATTTCAGGCACTAATTTTACAGGTGCAACTTCTGTTACCATTGGTGGCATTGCTGCTACTGATGTTATTGTGGTTAGCTCAACAACTATTACCGCATATACCTATGCTCACGCTGCAGGTTCTGCCAGTGTGTTAGTCACCACAGCAGGTGGAACCAATTCTGCAAACACCTTATTTACTTATGAAACCCCAAGCTAAAGGATTCAACCATGGTAATTCACTTTGCGTTGCATCCTAGCTGGACTCAATCTCTACTGTTTGGAGATGCCATCAAGGCTGGGGTATCCTTAGGGAAGGACAATCATTGGCATTACCAAGGCATCACTGGTTTATATGTGGTTTCCAATGGTTTCCTGATCATCGAGATCATTGAAAAGCCCTGCGATATTGTGCCCAGTTTAATCAGAATTACGATACGACAAATACAGGCACGATTGCTGCTGCCAAGGAAAAAGAATGGCAAGTGAAGAGGTAAGCTTTGAAGGTTATAAGGCTAGCACCCTGAGTCAGACATCTGATGAAACTATGGTGGTAATTTTTTCTAGGAGATCACTACTATGGCTGCAGGAAATTATACCTTTTTCGCTGAGCAGGGCGCAACCTTAGAGAGAGTGATTACTTACACCGACTCCCTAGATGCCATCATCAATATCACTAGCTACACCGCTAAAATGCAGGTCCGCACCACCGCAGCATCAGCAACAGTTATTCTCGAACTCACGGACACTGCAGGCATCACCATCAATGGATCTGCTGGAACCCTAACCCTGTTGGTTTCAGCTTCCACCATGTCAGCAATCGCAGCTAATACCTATGTGTATGACCTTGAAATCACCGCACCCTCAACCAAAGTAACCCGATTAATTGAAGGCAAATTCATCGTCAAAGCTGAGGTGACCCGATGAGTGTAACTGTAGACGAGAATAACAACACCATTCTAATCAGCCAAGACTCCAACGCTATTGCTGTCACCCAATCGGGTGGGATCGTTTCGGTAGTGGATGGTGGTGCAGGAAGAATCAGTGTTCTATTCCCAAGTAATGCAGTAGAGGTATCCAGCCCTGGATATGTTGGCCCAGTTGGTCCAGTTGGACCCCAAGGCGCAACAGGCACTAGCAATGGCCCACTGGATGACCTGACTGATGTTCTCATTGTGAGTGCTGCAGATGGTGATGTTTTAAAATATTCGCAAGGCTTGGGTGTCTGGACTAACACAAACAAATTAGATGGTGGAAATTTTTGAAAGGGTTTAAATCATGGCAACGACACTAAGAATCAAAAGGCGATCCAGTTCCACAGTTGGCGCCCCTTCTACTTTGGCTGCTGCTGAAATTGCGATGAACGAAACATCTGGGGGTAGGGTGTTGTACTACGGATTGGGGGACGTCAGTGGAACAGCCAGTTCTGTAATAGCAATCGGTGGCCCCGACTTTATCGCCAACTCCATCCCGAACTTAACAGGGGTAGTCACTTCATCTGGTGTAGCCACTTCCATTGCAGCGGGTGCCATTACTAACACCATGTTAGCTAATGGGGCAGTGGCTAATCTTTCAGGAACAAACACTGGCGATAACGCAAATACAACTGGAACATCGGCTAATGTTACTGGGATTGTTGCCATCGCAAATGGTGGTACTGGTAGTTCAACAGCACCCAATGCTAGGACTGCATTAGGGGTAGCTATTGGGAGTAATGTGCAGGCATGGGATGCCGATCTTGATGCAATTGGTGCTATCGCAGGAACTTCTGGTCTATTAAAAAAGACGGCTGCCAACACTTGGACTTTAGATACTAACGCTTATGGATCAGGCACAGTCACTTCTGTAGGTGTATCGGTGCCCACATCCATACTTTCTGTAGCTAGTTCCCCAGTAACCACATCAGGAACGATAGCCCTATCCTTAGCTACCCAGACGGCAAACTATGTGTGGTCTGGCCCTACTACTGGAGCTGCTGCCACACCCACTTTTCGCGCCTTGGTTGCCAATGATATCCCATCCCTTAGTTACCTGCCTAGTGCTGGTGGAACAGTGTCAGGAAATGTGGTGGTAACTGGCACATTGGAAGTTCAGGGTAGCACCACTACTATTAGCTCTAGCACATTAGTGGTAAACGATAAGAATATTGAACTAGGAAAAGTAGCATCACCAAGCGAGTCCACTTGCACAGGGGGTGGTATAACTTTGAAGTCCTCTGTAGATCACACGATCTTGTACACCGCTGCAACAACTTCATGGGATTTCTCTGAGCATGTAAATCTTGCTACTGGAAAATCTTTAAAAATTAATGGAACAACAGTCCTTTCTGCAACCGCTCTTAGTGGTGTGGATATAGATGGGGGGAGTTTCTGATGGCTAATCTAAATTTTGTTTCAGCGTCCAATACCGATTATTCCTTTACTGGGGATGGTTCATCCGGCACACCATTAACTGGATCGAGGTATAGCTATAGCGGGGCGCAAACAGTTACCTATACTGCTGGCATAAGTGGAACCATAAACTATAATTTCTGGCTTTACGACATGATGTATTCGATGGCATCTTGCTACATAACGGTTAATGGGTCATACCTTGGTGCTGCTACTTTAAGTACTCCCGGAGCTAGCCTTTCTGGATCTACTGCAATTACTTCCGGTGATACGGTGATACTGTATTTCAATCCCGGTTCTGATACCTCACATATGTCCTACCTGACATTGACTTCCCTATATATCGCTGCGAGTTCACCAACCCCAACACCTACTCCAACACCGACACCTACGCCAAGTCCAACACCCGCAAACATCATCCGACCCAAAAGAAGTTCGACTGCATCTGCTACTCCGACAGGATTAGCAGCTTATGAATTAGCAGTAAATATTTCTGATAAACGTATATGGGTCGCTGATGCAACAGGGGCACCTGTGCTAATGTCTGAACTTAACGACCTCCCGAGCTCGATCGATGGGGGTACGTTTTAGTGGCGAACACGATTCGACCTAAGCGATCTTATACAGCAGCAGCAGTTCCTAGTGGATTGCTAGCTTCTGAATTGGCAATCAATGCAGCCGATGGTAAAATTTACTTAGGAAATGCTGCAGGTAATGCTAATATTTTGGTTTCTTCCTTGGCTTTCACAGATCACACCGGAACAGTATCTAATACTCAGTTAAGCACAACTGCAGTCACGGCTGGATCCTATACCAACTCAAGTATCACAGTAAATGCCCAGGGCAGAATCACGGCTGCATCCAGTGGAACTGCATCTGGAACAGTTACTTCAGTAGCAATGACTGTTCCTACTGGCTTATCGGTTTCTGGAACACCCATTACGACAGCAGGAACTTTAGCCTTAACCCTAACGGCTGGCTACTCGATCCCAACCACTACCGATCAAACGAACTGGGGAACAGCATACACTAACAGGATCACTTCCTTAACGGTTACTGGTTCATCAGGCGCAGCAACTTTAACCAGCAACACTTTGAATATTCCCACCTACACCCTAGCTGGTTTAGGTGGTCAGGCTTCCTCTACCAACCTGACATCTTTATCTGGTCTGACCTATGCTGCAACTTCCTTTGTAAAGATGACTGCTACAGGAACCTTTGGTTTAGACACATCAACCTACCTCACAGCTAATCAATCCATCACACTGTCAGGCGATGTCACAGGCACAGGTACTACAGCAATCACCACCACCTTAGCAACTGTTAGTGTAGCTAAGGGTGGCACAGGATTAACCACCCTTACGGCAAATAATGTCATCTTAGGTAACGGCACTAGCGCACCCAGCTTTGTTTCCCCTGGGACATCTGGCAACCTACTAACATCAAATGGAACAACTTGGCAAAGCACCGCACCCGCAGCCCAGATGCCTACTGGCGCACTCACCGCTTACGCAGGAGCAACCGCTCCCACTGGGTATCTGTTATGTGATGGCAGTAGCGTCAGTAGTTCAACTTATTTAGCACTACACGCAGTCATCAGCAATACTTATGGCGGATCAGCTTACACAGGGGCAGGGGCACTTAGTTTCAATCTACCAGACCTTAGGGGCAGGCTCCCGATGGGTGCTGGAACTGGCACAGGGCAGAACGCATCCGGCACAGGGGCACCGAGTGGAACCGCACAGACAGCTAGGACTAGGGGTCAATGGCTAGGGGAAGAAACGCATCTGCTAACTGCAACAGAACTGGCAAGTCATACACACGCAAACACGGTTGGTTCATCTGCAGGTGGGAGCAATTCTATCACAGGGGCAATGAGTGCAAATGCAACACATTTTCACACCCTAGTTAATAAAGCAGCAGGGCCAGCGGGTTCAGTATATAACATCACAAATAAGCTTGGCAACGACAACGATGTGCTATCAACCAATACGGCTGATACATCTCACACCCACAACATTGGTATTAACAATGTGGCCAATACTCCAAGCGATGGACGACACGCTACGATTCCCCCTTGCGTTGTCTTAAATTACATCATTAAAACCTAGGATCAAATCATGGAAATATTAATATGCGAATACACTAGCAGCGACAACACCACCACCGGCTTCAATGTCACCTTCATTAATCGCAATAAAAAAAAGGTGGTTAATGATGCAGACTTTTTTCCAGCAGGCTCAGAGGTGGAAGTGAAAATAGGACAGCTTAAAAAGTTACTTAAACAATACTTTGATGCACAGGTATAATTATGAACCTAATACCAATTCTATTACTCACACTTGGTCAGCAGGTAACACTGCCACCCGAGATCCATGGTCAGCCTGGAGCTTTCATCAGCATCCCATCAGTCACTGATTGCAAGTCTGTTCAATGGGTGGTACTCGATGCAGGGCTTAACCTATTTCCAGTGGAGTTATTACGAGATACCACCACCGCAGTTGTCAGCGCAAACAACCCTGGCAAATACAGAGTCCTAGCCTATGCTGCAAAAGGGGATGCTGCCAGCAAACCTGTGATCACCACTGTCATCATTGGCGATCCACCCGAACCAACCCCAGTACCGGATGAGGCAACCAGCAAATTCCAGCGAGAGCTTAAGTCCTTATATGTGTCACTTACAGAGGATGATAAACAAGGGAAAGTTAACAAACTATCCAGCCTTTATGCCAGCTTTGCCACCACTGTTAAGGGTGAGGAAGTCACGACTGCTGGGGAGTTATTAGCCATTTGTAAAGAAGCAGTAGCAAGGGTATTAAGTCCTTCAGATTTGCGAGAAATAAGAGTAAGGATACAATCTGAGATGTCAGGTTTCCCGACTGATCCAGATGAAAAGCTGGATGACAAAACAAAAAAAGTAATAAGTGGGAAATTTATGGAAATATCTAAAGCCTTGGAGCGAATAACTAAGTGAGTGGCCCATCCAATCTAGGATGGATTCCACCCTGTGACCGCACTGCCGAGCAGATCGAGATGGACTCACAAATCCAAGCTCGATGGGAACCCTTCAAGATTAGGGGCAAGTATAAAGAACCCACCTCAGCCCTTCTCTATCGCTTCATTCATGATCATCACCCCTTCTACCAGATGACTGGCAGTTGCGTTGGCAATGGCCTAGGCATGGCTTTGTGGTGCCTTGAGTCCATAGAGGTGAATCAACTAGGTCAGCTTGAAAATCCTGTGTGTCCTTTTTGGCTACTCCCTTACGGAAAATCGCGCGAACTTGCTGGCATGAGTGGTAGAGGTGAAGGTAGTTTTGGCAGTGCAGCGATAGAAGCCTTGATGAAATTTGGCACCCTGCCATCCGATGATCCATCCGTACCACAACCTAAACTGGTAGACGGTGGTTTGACCTGGGGTGAAGCTGCCGAAATGACATGGTCAGATGGCGCAGCAATCAAACCTGCATTCCTATTACGATCAAAAAAATACACCCTGCAAACCTCTGCCAGAATCAAATCATGGCAAGATGCCAAAGCTGCATTGATCAATGGGTATCCGCTAACCTGTGCCAGCAACTGGGGTGGGGAAATGGCCCCATCCATCAAAGGCACACCTGCAGTTATTCTAAATAAACGAGTAACCACATGGGGTCATCAGATGTGCTGCCTAGGGTGGGTCGATCATCCCGAACTTAAAGACATTTTTTGGATTCAAAATTCATGGGGCATCTGTCACGGGAAATCCCCTGGTAATTACCATGAACCTGAAGGTGGATTTTGGATCACCGCAAAGGATATGCAATGGATTTGTGACGATGGTGAGGTGTTCTCATTGTCGAATTTTGAAGGGTTTCCAGTACAGAAACTCGATTGGTTAATTTAACTAGGAGTCAGTATGTATTTTATCGTAGCAGCAGTTTTGGCAGTAGCACCAGTGGATTGCAAAGAGTGCAAACAATACAGCAAAAGCTGTGTGTCAGGTGCAGCCGTTAACAGTTCACCCGCAAAGAAGGTTCACAACCGACTGAAGACCATCAGGAATAAATTCCGCAGAGGTGGCAAATCCTGTGGCTGAGATCGACTGGCCCAATCTGATAGATAAATTAGGGGTGCCTGTCGCAGCTCTCGCTGCGATAGGTTACTCGATTTACAGCACCATCCGATGGATCGGAAACAACATCCTAATGCCAATCCACCAAAGACACCTGCTGTTTTTGGATCGTCTAGAGTCCAGCATTGATAAGATCTGCACCACTCAGGTGGACCAAAATAGCCAGATCATAAACCTAGCTAACAAGATTTCTCAAACTAAGGATAAAGCCTAATGCTATTACCATTTCCAGTAGATCTTCCCATAGAAGCAGTTGGTCTTTTGATTGATCGGCTCAGGGGCAAACCTATTCCCTTGCAAACAGCTTTGAACGCTGCATGGAATTTGGCAGGTTACGCTGCTACTCAAGTTCCAGTGAAAAGCGCAGAGGCTGAACCTGTGCAGGATTACCCTATCTCGGATGATGAAGTAGTAGCCCTGTTGGAACGCATCCAAGGCTTTTACTCAGTACCACAAAATGGTGACCCTGTTCAGTTTGGCATCATCCCCTGGGCAATTGTGTTGAAGGTCTTAATTAAGATGCTGATCAGTGCAGCCCTCTAGAATATGTTTTGGGATACCCAGATCCAACAAATGGCCCACAGTCAGGAAGCAGTTTCTAAAGCTGCATCCTTTCTGTGCTGCCTGTGGATCCACTGAAAAGGTTGAGGTTCACCATGAGGTTCCCTACCACCTAGACCGATCTAGAGAGCTAGACTTTTCCAACATGATTCCCCTGTGCATGGGCAGTGGCCGATGTCATTTCGTTTGGGGTCACCTGTTAAGCTGGAAATCGGTAAACACTTCTGTTAGACTTGACTGCATCAGGTATTACAAGAAAGTTGAAACACGACCTTAGGATGGATCCGCATTAGGAACCCCTATGGGAAATGTCAGGATGATAGACTGCTTACTCTGCGGACAAAACAAACCCCACAAATCCAGAAACTTATGTCTGGCCTGTTATCAGAGGCCGGAATCGGAACACCTCAAAATTGAAACCCGCCACCGAGTAGAGCGAAACACCAACGCTATGCTGGAACCTATTGGGTTACCCGATCACCCGACTGAACATCTACCAGGCTCAGAAGAAAAGATGCTGGTGATGTCACAGCGTATCGCAGACCTGCGTGAGATCCACCACCCTGATGATGCAATGATCACACCGGATTGTTATTTCAGAAACGATGGCAAGAAGAAGCGCAAGGGTGTATTGTCTAACAATTATGCACCTAGACGGATGATCACCATGGAGATATCAGAGGAAGAGGAAGAGGTTTAAGCTGGTACAACTTTCCCCCTGTTTAAAAGAATAAAACCTGCATAAAAACGATATTAATTTGAAAGCTATTTCTTGCTAATCCCTGCATGAATCGCTATGTTTTGCAGTTGTTAGATCAGTCTAATATATCAGTTTGGGGTGGAAGAGGTCGCAGGTTCAAATCCTGTATCCCCGACCTTGTTTTAGCGAAAAGTGGAGTGGTCAAAAAGTTGTACTAGTACAACTGGTACCACTCTTGCTATGATTCTGTGGTCTGTCAGCTACTTTAGCCGACTAATCAAAGGGTTATAGCCATGAAGAAAATTAAAGTACCAGGACTGTTACATCACAAAGGTAAGAGTCTGGGTTACTCCATTGACCCTAGAGATAAAAAGAGAATCTATCATGGGCAGTGGGGTCTTAGGCTTACCCAGTCTAAGTATGAGATCTGGCTGGCTGAATTCTTAGCCACCCGCAACCAACCACCTCAAGCTGATCCCGAACAATCAGAACCCATCCTAGCTGATCTTGTTTCAGCTTTCATGCGCTGGGCTGATGGTTACTATAGAAACCCAGTTACCAAACTTCCCACCTCCCAGCACCATGTTTTAAAATCTGCAATCAGGGAGCTTAAGCCTTGGATTGAATCGGGTAAACCTGTTGCCGAGTTTACAACCAAGGATCTGATCGCAGTCAGGGCAGGAATTGTCAACAGATGCATCATGCCCCAGTCAGAGTTTACCCCACGCAAAAAATTAACCATCTCCACTGTGAACATCTTGATTTGCAAAATCAGATTGATGTTCAAGAAGGGTGTTGAGTTTGGTCTAGTTCCTGAGCCTGTTTTCCGTGCGTTGATGTGTGTGCAACCGTTGAATTGGCGAACAGCTCCCAGCCTTAGGAATCCAGAACCCATCAAGCCAGTGGAAAAGATTTCCATCCTTAAGATCCGACCCTTCCTAAAACCTGTTTACCAAGTGATGATGAAAATCCACACCACCACTGGCATGAGGGTTAAGGAACTGGTTCAGATGCGGTGGTCAGAGATTGAACCGCCAACCAAAGGTGATCCCACCCTATGCTGCTACATACCCAGTCAGCATAAAGGCAGTCACAGAGGACAGGACAGAAGGATCTATATTCATGTGGATCACATAGCCCTGATGCGCTGTATCAGGAAACCACTATGGGAAAAAGACTTTGTGTGGTGCAGTCATGGGAAAGGAATCAATGCAGGGTACAGCGGACAGATGACACCTGCAGCGTATTACCTTGCGATCAAGTCCGCTATTAGAAGGTACAATCTAGTTAACAAGATCAAGCTCGAGCCATTTACACCACTTCAGATCCGACATTTAGTGGGAACAGAGATCAGGGAAACTGATGGAATTGAAGCTGTTGCTGCTACGCTAGGGCATGTGAGACTGAATACTTCAGAAATATATGCAGAAAAATCTTTTACCAAGGCCAAGGAAAGAGCGCGAAATTCAGCTGAAATAGTAAGTTAAATATTCAGCAAATCTTTAAAGTTAATTTACTTTGAAAATCTTTACGGATTTTAATTGCTCAGCTGATTTCAAATGCTAACTTGATCAAATCTAATGTGTCAAGGATGACCAGTGGTGGCAGGATGCCAATCAAAACATCCCTAGATGTTTTGAACCACACATCAAGTTTCACGAAAGGATTCCCGCCC